ACTGCTTCTATGGGGTTATGCTTTGATCTCGGTGCCGTCCTTGAAGGTCACGCGGATGTCCTTCTTGCTGTGTACGGTGATGTAATCGACCATCGCCAGCCAGTCGGTATCCCGGAACTCCGTCAGCGGCTCCCGGCCTCGCAGCTCGTTCAGGTAGGATTCGATCTGATGCTTTCGGGCTTTCCGCTCGGCAATCAGGTCAGTAACTTCGGTCTGTCTGCCCTTGGCCTTGTCGAACCGGGCGACCAGCGCGTCGTAGCGTTTCTGGTATTCCGTCTGGTCGAGGGCGACATGTGCGTTTTCATTGATGCAGTCCTCGATGAGCTCCGCTGCGATGTTGATTTCCGCTTCCAGCTCGGATAGCTCACTCTCAAGGGCTGTGGTGTCGAGGCTCTTCATCAGGACCTGCTCGTATATGGCTATGAACTGTTCTTTCTGGTCAACCACCTTATTGGCGGCCCGGAGGAACAGTTCTTTTATTTTATCCTCGGTGAGCGTCGGTGTGCCGCATTTCTCGCCTTCAAACTTGTGATTGCATTGCCAGATGACCTTCCGGTAAGCGTCGTTGCTGTGCCAGACCTTTGGACCGTACCAACTGCCGCAGTCGGCGCACTTGATCTTGCTGGAGAAAATGCTGACCGAACTCAGGCGGTTTTTGCCCTTCTTGCGGGTAGCCATCAGCGTCTGGACCATCTCGAAGGTTTCAGGCGGTATGATGGCTTCGTGGTTGTCGCGCACATAGTATTGCGGGATCTCGCCCTCGTTCATTTTCTTTTTCTTGGTGAGGAAATCGACGGTGTAGCTCTTCTGCAGAAGCGCATCGCCTTTGTATTTCTCGTTGGTGAGTATGCTGCGAATGTTGCTGGCGTTCCAGTGGTCTTTGCCGCCCGGTGAAGGAATGCCTTCTTTCGTAAGCGCCGCAGCAATCTGGAATGGCGACCGGCCTTGAAGGAACATTCCGTAGATCCGCTGCACCAGTTTGGCCTGCTCTTGATTGACTACAAGGTTCCCATCCGGGCCTCGGTCGTAGCCGAGAAAACGGTTGAACGGGACCGTGACCTTGCCGTCTGCAAAACGCTTCCTTTGACCCCATGTGCAGTTCTCGGAAATGGAGCGGGACTCTTCCTGCGCCAGCGAGGACATGATCGTCAGGAGCAGTTCGCCCTTGCCGTCAAAGGTCCAGATGTTTTCCTTCTCGAAATAGACCTCGATGCTGTTTTCTTTCAGCTTTCGGATGGTGGTCAGGCTGTCAACCGTGTTTCTGGCAAAACGGCTGACGGACTTTGTGATGATGAGATCGATCTTTCCGTCAAGGGCGTCTGCCACCATGCTTTTGAAGCCCTCGCGCTTTTTGGTGTTCGTCCCAGTGATGCCTTCATCGGTGTAGACCCCGGCGAACTCCCAATCGTCTCGTCCTTTGATGTAGTTGGTGTAATAATCGACCTGCGCCTCATAGCTGGTCAGCTGCTCCTCGTTATCGGTGCTGACACGAGCGTAGGCGGCCACCCGGCGCTTTTTCGTGCTGTTGATCGGCGCGGCTGTAAACCGTGACAGCGTTGCCGGTATGGTTGTTACGGATTTGGCCATTTCTTTTCACTCCTTATTTTCTTTATTCTTTCACTCATTGCCTCCTTACGCTCGTCTGTCCAAGCAGCCTTCATTGCTTCGATAGCCTTTTCTCGGCGCTCCGGTGTCCAAGGTGTGCCATGGCGTTTATCCAAAAAGTCTCTGGATTCGGTATGACCGTCCCGAAAGTGGAATGTTACTGTATGGTCAAGAATCGTTGCCTTTTCCATCTGCGCATCCATCGTGGCTTCGTCGTACTCCTCAAGGCCAAGGACCTCGGTGACCAGCTGCTTCATGGTTTCATCGCGTATGCCGGGATTGTGGCAGGTGTCTTTCGGGCCGGTGCAGTACCAAGACCGCGTCGGCGTACCGTCTTTGCGTTTCCCAGACTGGCAGCGGTAATTTGCACCGCAGCAGCCGCATTTGATGAATCCGGTGAACTCATAGAACAGATGCTTGTTCGGGTTAGTGTCTTTCCGCTTGTGGCGCTCACCCCATAGCTTTCTGCGTTCGTCTGTCCACCAGTCCTTTTTGGCTGAAGACTCCCATGTGCGCGTAACCTCGCGTCCATCTTTCAAGAAGAAGGTCATAACCTTTCGCTCCGGGACTTCGATGTGGTCCACCTGCTCAAGGAAAGCGTCCTCATCAAAAACCTCAAGCCCAAGGACCGCTGCGCACTCATCCTCAAGCACCTTCTTAGGAATGGTGCCTTTGACCGGGCAGCGACCGCCTTTGACCTTGGTAGCACCGCAGCCCCAGAACTCAAGCTCACTGCCACGGTCTCTGCGTCGGTTATGCATGTAGCTTACGCCGCAGTGGGGACACTTGATTTTGCCGGTAAAGCAGCAGGTGTTCAGTGACTTGTTTCCGAAAGGGCCAAGCTCTTTTCTGCGTTTGAACTCTTCCTGAACCGCGTCCCATTCGTCTTTCGGAATAATGGCCTCGTGGGTGTTCTCGACATAGTATTGCGGGAGCTCGCCACGGTTCTTTTTGCGGTGCTTGGTGATCGGGTCTTCGCAGTATTCCTTCTGGAAGAGCATGTTTCCGGTGTATGTGATGTTTGTCAGGATGACCTTCACATTGGAATCCACCCACGGCTTTCCCTGACGGGTATAAATGCCGCGATCCATAAGCATGCGTCCGATCTCAATGCGGGACGCGCCTTTCATGTATTCCGCGTACATCCAGCGGATGACCTCGGCTTCCTCCGGAACGATGACCAGCTTGTCGTCCTGCCACTCGTAGCCAAAGATGGTGAACTTGCCATTGGGTATGCCTTGCTTGAAGCGCTTAATGGTACCCCAGCGGACATTTTCGGAAATGCTCCGGCTCTCTTCCTGTGCGAAAGAAGCAAGGATCGAAAGCATCAGTTCACCGTCGCCGCTCAGGGAATTGATGTTTTCCTTCTCGAAGCGAACTTCAATGCCGAGGTCCTTCAAGTGTCGGACGGTGTTCAAAAGGTCAACCGTGTTTCTGGCAAAACGCTGTATCGACTTGGTGAGCACAATGTCGATTTTGCCTGCCTCGCAGTCTGCAACCATGCGCTTGAACTCTTCACGCTTTCTGGTGGCGGTGCCGGTAATGCCGTAGTCGGCATAAACGCCTGCATATTCCCATTCCGGGTTCTTCTGGATCAAGGCGCTGTAGTAGCTTACCTGTGCAGAAAGCGAGTGCTGCATCCGCTCTGATTCCATCGATACTCTGGCGTAGGCAGCGACTCGCTTTCTTGCTTTCAGAACCGGAATTTTCCGTTCTATTTTTTCGACTGATTTCATGGAAAAATACCTCCTTTCCGTGTACTATATATCACTCTAAAAGCCTGAAATATCAAGCATTTTCGGATAATAATGTACCCAAATATGGCCGGTATTTTTCGAGCAGAATTGTATCAATTTCAGCGTATTCCTTTTCGGTGATCAGGCCCTTTTCCAGCATGCTTTTTGCCATCGAAATGGCCGCATGGTAAAGCATGTCGCTGTGGAGTTCTTCCGTGCTCATCAAGCATCACCGCCTTTGAACCGGGCCGCGATATAGCAGTCGTGAGAGCAGTATTTGCGCTTGGCGTTTCCGTAGGCCATGAAGTCCTTTCCGCACTCCGGGCAGGTAAAGGTATAAACGGCCTTTTGCTGTACGGCTTCCGGGTGAGCGTTCCACCATGCCGTCCGGCACTCCGGGGAACAGAACTTCTTTGTCTTTCGTCCGGGGATCTGGACGAGCATTTTACCGCAGTTCTGGCACAGATGCGTGGGAATCGCAGCGAGGGTATGACTTTCCGCTTTCTCCCCGGCAAGGCCGTGAGCGCGGCAGTATGCCTTGACGCTGTCCTTGGAAAGACCGACGCTGTTGGCAATGGCGGTATATCCGAACCCCTGATGACGCAGGGCCGTTATCTTTTCTCTTTGTTCGTTGGTCACTGATGGTTCCTCCAATCCGAGAGGGTTCCTCTCAGTACCCACTGGACAGGAGGTGCCGTTTTGAACGA